TTGCCGGACTTTGGATCAAGTGCTTTGGCAATAGGTGCAACAATTGCTCCAAGCAAGGTTGCATAAGCTGGATGAATGTCTGCCACGATAGCGAGCGCAACAGTAATTCCTGAAGCAGCAACCGCTCTCATATATGACTTAATTGCAGCCTTGTGTTTGTTTGATAGTTTCATGCGTTGCCTCCTAGTAGTGGGATGTGAAAGAAATCTGAATTGTTATCTTGATTTTTCTTGAAACTAACATGGACATGATGATTATGAGGATTGCCCTTATATTTGCGCCAACGCCATCCAAGAATCGGTGAAGCAATTTTTGACTGATGAATTACATAACTGATGCGACCATTGGTTTTCCCGTATGATCGAATTTGATCTGCCAAATATGCTGAAAGCCCTTTGTCGTCAGAAAGCCGAGCGTCAATATCAATTGCTCGCACGCAACCATTTGTGTCTGGGTTGTGATCGCTCTTTCGTGTGCTATGTCTAGCATCACCAATCCACCCATCAGATTTGCGCAAACGCTCTGGGAAGCAATCATCAATTTGTTCACGCAACTGCACAGCTGCTTTAGATAACCATGGCTTCATTACAAGCCTAGAGCAGTCAAATCCTCAACAGTCAAACCAAGTGCTGCAAGTTTTGCTTGCGCTGCTTCTTTTGCTGCAATTCTTTCCACTTCCAATTTTGCCAATGCTTCTGATTTTTTCGTCAAACGCCAAATTTCTTCAATTTGTGCGTCATAATCTTTTCCAGTTAGTTCAATTTCCACGCCAGCTTCAAATCTATTCAAAGTTGGAAACTGTATTTTAAGTTCAGCAATTTCTGTTTGTTTGCTCATTTTGTCTCCTTATTATTTCGCAAAGCCATAAACTGCATAATAGCCAGTTACATTGTGCTCTAAGAGAAAATCTAATTTGTCATAGGAAGTAGTATTATTTAAGAAACCAGCGATGTTTCTCACTTGCATAGCAGTTGTGGATGTCGTCCAATCAGTCTGTGCTGTCAAATGTGTATAACTTGTGGCAAAGGGATTGGCTAATTCAATTCTATGAAAAGAACCAACTACATCGTCTCCGGCAGTTAAATCCCATCCGGCTGAATTGCTATCACCATATTGACTTGCCGTATTTGTATTGTTTGCATTGGCTGAAGCAAAAGTGTATCCAGTTGTCGTAGTTGTTGAACCTGCTCTTAATCTTAATTGATTAGATGGATTTGCGGTAGCAGTTGAAGTGATATTTAGCAGAATCAAATAATTATCGTAAGCAGCGGAAAATACAGCACCACTTATAATTGAAGTTGTTGTAGTAAAAGTTGATCTTTCAATTAAATTTAATCCGCTTGAAGGAGTTGCTGCAGTTGCCCAAGATGGCACACCACCTGCAACAGTTAAAACTTGACCAGTTGTTCCAATTCCAAGTCTTGTGTTTGTGTTTGCTGTCGATGATCGATATTCAATATCGCCAAGGGTTGTGGAAGGATTTAGTGCTTTGGTTGTAGTATCAACAGATGATCCAAGCGTGCGAATTGCAGCTGCGCCATCTTTGACCAGAGCTGTGTCATCTGGTGTTGTCCAGCCATAATTAGTAGTGGTTGCCATATTATCCTTTATCTCAGGCTACGATTGTAGCGTATTCCCATGTCAAAGTTGGATCTATTGTGTTCCATGCCTCGGTGATTGGCACAGTATTCCAGCGCATCGCCACTTGGCTAAACGCCACCGGTGAAAGATTGATAGTTAGGAACAATTCATTAAACCTTGTGCTCCATCGCCATCCCTCAACATAACCCTCAAACACACCATTTGAGATCTGGATTGGCAGGTTTTGAATGTTTAAGGGCTGACCCATAAACACACCCAAAAGGTTATCTCGATCGCTGTTATCAATCTGAGGATTGGTTATTGGAAAGGTTATAGATTGAAAGGCTGCTAACGGAAAGGCACGCTGAGCAATGTATCTATCTGCAACCTCTTGAGCATCTACACCTGAATGAATAGCTGAATTGATGTTTTCGGCTTTGTAACCATATAAGCCAATAGATTCTGCGCTTGTTGCAGTTGCTTGTGAATTGAAATTGTTTCCATAATTGATATAAATGTCATTGCGAATATCTGCGGATCTTGTAATAGTTGATAATCCTTGACCTAAAGCATGCTTCGCATCTAAATCAACATAACCATTGGCTATTAAATAAGTCTGCCTGTGGTCTGCATCTGCATAACCAATATCTCCGTTAGGTGCTTCATAAAGATAACCAAATGCGCTATCGGCAATAAAACTTGCAATGTTATAGACAGTATCAGGATCAGCAGATCTAGCCGACATTGTATAAAGCCCTGGTTGATCGATTTCGCCTAAACCTTGATTACCTGCCGTTGCCCATGTTTCGGTTGCGTTATAGGTTGCCCATGTTGTAGCTGCCGGCACATCATTCCATGATGCCAACAAAACGCTAGATAGCAACTCATAAATCTGGTCGCCATCCTCATCTTGTGAAAGGTTGTCGTTGTAGATTTCTTTGGCAAGTTTAACTAATGAACCCATTGCAAGGATTGTGTAATTCACAACAGTTGCCAATGATCCAGTTGCGCCAACCTCAACAGTTACATCAGTAATATCTCCACCAAATAAATTTACATAAGTTCCGGAACTATCTTTAACTTGCAAACTTAAAGAATCATTAATTTGAAATGGCAAAATTTGACCAGATAAGGCAACTAAAGCAACCTGCAAATAAGATGGATTAGGTTGAGTATAAATATCATCTCGACCGGCTTGATGGGCAATATCGCTAATAGCAATGTCGGTGTAATCAACACCAGCAACAGTTAGTTTCCAGTCAGGTGTCCAAACTGTCATTATCGAGCCCTAGTAATCCCGCTGTTATAGAGCTGTGGGACTGATCTTGATGCACTTTCATTTAATACTTTAGCAACCGCTCTTGCAGCACCTTCGGAATCTATGGCTTGAACTGTAATGTTATTAACTGTTGTTCCAGCCCTTATGGCTCCTGAGCGCAATTGTGCATCTGTGGCTGATGAATTACTTAAATCTGACGATCCTGATGCGCCAGCATTTCCAGCGTTTGAAATTCCACCGCTACCATTTGAACCTATATTAGGCAACAATGGAATCGAATTGTATCTAGCAATCAAAGCATTAATGGCAGCGATTGCAACATCAACAGCTCGCTGAATTCCTGAAATAACCTTGCCGATAATGTTTGTAACCTCACCTGCAATAACTCCAACAGTCTTTAGGGCAGCACTTAATGTGCCTATCAAGATTGGAACTACGATATCAATAATAAATTTACCAAACGCATCAAAGGCTTCTTGGTTATCTTTAATTGCTTGTTTGATTGGATCAAAATATGAAGCAAATTCTTGTAATCTAGGAACTACTTCATCCACGATAAGAGTAACAAATCTTTCAACAAATGGAAGTAGTCGATAACCGATTTCCTCTTGCGCTTCGGCAAATGCTTGCTTTAATCGATCAATTCTGCCTTGAAATGTTTCAGCGTTAGCAGCTGCTGCACCACCATAAAGATTGGTCAATGCTTTTGTGGTTTCGGTAAAATCCATTGCCTTTAGATCGGCTTGGCTTAAACCAATACCTAATCTTGCAAGTCTTGTATCTTGTCCTTCATAAGCCTTTGATAATGCTTCAACAATTGTGCCAAGTTCTTTACCTGTTCCTTTTGATATGTCAATTGCTAAATTTAGTAAATCCTGTGACTTTGTAACATCCTTGGTTGATACGGATAATCTCTGGAATGATGCTCTTAGTTCATTATCGGTTATGCCTGTGGCTAACTGAGTCTTTCGAATGTATTCCTCAGTTGCGGTTATTTGGGCATTGGTAGCCCCTGTGGCGGTCTTTAGGGCAGCAGCCAACCTTAACTGTGCTTGTTCATCCTCGATGGCTGATTTGACCCCATCAACGGCTAATTTGACACCATAGGCAGCAGCGGCAGCAGCGGCTACGGCAAATGCAGCAGCAGCCTTCTTTCCAAATTCTGAAATCCTGCTAGCGTTGGTTTCAACCGCTTTGTCAGCTTCGCCTAATTTCTTTTTTAAATCATCAACATCGGCAAGGATTGATAACTTTAATGTGCGATTACCGGTTGCCATTAGACCCATTCCTTAATAATGCGATCAAAACTTTGTTCCCATTTGTTAATCAATTCAGGCTGAATTCTGCGAAGGGTTGGATAGATAAACCATCCACGACTACCTCTGCCCTGCCGTCCTGAATATGAAGGGAATTGTTTGTATTTA